CTTGTTGATATAAATTTAAATTCAGAAAATCTAACTTGAAATACCCACGAGACTCAGCAACTTTATAGTCTAAATTGGCAGTATTTGTTATGGCATTGTATGGAATGTCCTGACAATATATGCCAGTATTATGTTGGCTTATTTTATCGTCATTTATAATAGCAGCATTTATATGTTTAATTTTACTTAAAATTTTTGTTCTATCTGCTAAATCTAGATCAATATCAGGCATTGTCGATTTCTTCCCAACTTGGTGCATAGTTACCAAAGTGCTGTACAGTTACGGCTGATGCTTTATTGGCAAACATTATAGCATTTTCTATGTTTGATGTTTGCAAATAATTTACCGAAAATGCTGCTAAAAATGTGTCTCCAGCACCACAAACATCTGTTATTTCTTGTTTGTGTACTTGGAAAGGTGAATACACTTGCTTACCATCATTATAGTATAATACATGATTACTGCCTCTAGTCACCACTAAATTTTTAGGTTTACTTGTGGTTTTTTGATATTCTAACTCATTTATTTTTACAAATACACGATCAGAATAAAATTGTTGAAGATCGGGTTTTTTAGTATCAATGAATACTAAACCTCTAGACTCTTCAATAAGATAACAAATACTGGCATAGTCTAAAAACCCTTTATTGTAATCAGAAATTATTATAGCATCATAATTTTTTATACTAGTGGGCAACTGCCTATTCCAAACTGCTACAGGTGGGTCATAATCTATGCGCAAAAGTTTTTGATTAGTCTTTTCTTCTACTATTCTTTTTTTATATATTTGTTCAGTACAAGTAAGAAAGTCTGGATAAATTCCCAACATACGCAAATTTAAATTTACATTTGCTGCCATACCCTTTTTTTCATAAATTTTGGTATTTCTTACTACAGGTATAGGCGCTTCTTCACTTATTTTTATAACACGACAGAACTCATACCTGTCAATACAACTTTCCCCAATCAATAATACTTTGAATTTTATTAGTGGTTGAATATTGGTCGATTCTTTCATAAAATATTATCTCTTTACAGTATTCTTTGCCAATTATAGGCTTATCTTTGTAATCACTACCTTTAATCATTATGTCTGGTGCAAAGTCTTTAATCTTATTTGTTAGTTCTAAGTCTGAATCAAACACCTCTACTCTATCTACATACTTCAAACTTTGCAGTAAAAAAACCCGCTCATGTTCCCCATATACTGGTCTACTTTGCCCTTTTAGTTCCTTTATCCGCCTATCACTATCTATTAACACATACACAAAACTAAATGGAATTAGGCTAGCGAATTCCAATAACTTGACATGTCCCAGATGTAACATATCAAAACATCCATTTATAATAACCTTTTTCATTCAATGACACTTCTTAATAATTCAAGATTAGCGCAGGTATAGGATTGATATTGTGTTTTTAAATTGTTAGGCATAGGTATATATTTAATAGTAGCACCAGTTCTAGATGCAATTTGCTCAGCAATAGATCTAAAACTTCGGGGGTTCCCTGTTCCTACATTCCACACACCAGATATTTCTTTACTAAAAAATTTTGTTTGTATTTCTATTACCTGCTCTACTGGTATAAAATCTCGTAAATAATTTTCAGAATTTTCGAACAATACAATCTCGCGATTGTGTATAGCTTGACTTAAAAACTTGTGATAAGGACTAGCTTGGTCACCTTTATGTTGTTCGTGTGGACCATACACATTGAAATATCTAAAACCTTGTGCTACTAAGTTTGGATATTTGTAAAGATTTTTTGCTACATATTGTTCAAATAAAAACTTACTCCATGCATACGCACTTTGTGGTTGAGGCATATCTGTTTCGCGAAAAGTTTTACTTGCACCATACACACTTGCACTGCTTGCGTATTGTAACTTGATATTACGCTTTCCGCATTCTTCAAATAACCAGCAACTGAACTCATAGTTTTGTAACATGACTTTATGAATGTCACGCTCAAGAGTATTAGTTATTGCTCCTAAATGAATAACTAATTCAACATTGTTAAAATCTGGCAGTGGTTCTCCCCACTCATACAATTTAATATTATGATGTGCTAGGGCACTTACAAAGTTTTGTCCTATAAATCCTTTATATCCTGTAACTAAAATATTCATGATTGATTATCACCAGGCAATACTCTATAATTATCTTCTTCACTGTCTTTTGTACTAACTTCAATTATTGTGCCTTCTTCCAAACAAAATAGTTGATGTGGGACCAATTGCAGATTTGTCCATGTCTGTCCGATCTCCAATGTTTGACCATATTGTTTAGCGTTTTTAGTATCTATCCATTTTAAAAAAAATTTACCTGACAGCACATACCAAGTTTCCGATTTTTCTGCATGAAAATGCATACTGAATTTTGATCCTTTAGTAAAGTTTAAAAACTTGGCACAATATTTGTCATTATCGGCCCATATAGTTTCGTTTCCCCAGGCTTTTTTTACAATTTTACTGGTCACTATAGTCCTGCTTCTTTAAGAATAAGTTTACACCACTCTGCATCTGCAACAAAGTCCTTAAATCGTTTACTCCAGTGGTCTGGATCGATACATGGCATTATGATATTGAGCTGTTCTTGATTGATGTCATTAAGCCATCTAATTCCACTGTCGCAATTATAAATAACCCAAGGGCTAATGCGTCCAGTTGATATGTGATGACATATGAGATTAGAAGCACCAAGCTTAAAATAATTACTGAAATTGTTTTCCAATTTTTCATTACTGTTTGCATATTCTTGCATCTCCTTTAATGCTCTTTCCATGGCATCTTGAGCAGGTTCTCGTTTTAAATACTCCAACAACCATGTGTTGTATAACTTTTCTTTGGTCCAGTGATCTAATTTATGATTATTTGACAATAACCAGTCAGTGAAACTTACAACATTGATAGCTCGTAAATCAACTAGATAGCGTCCATAACGAACAAAAGCAATATAAAAATTACTATTACAAAAGTCATAGTAGGCTTTAAATTTTGCGCTTCCTTGCGTTTTTTCATAAAATCTTAGATAAGCATTGAACCCTATCTGAACTCCTTGCTCATTTTGTTGATTGTGGCGGCGTTTAGGTTCACAAAGATGTGACAATAATGTGCTTTCTTTTGTATAGCTTTTTTTACAAAATTGGCAAGTAAAGTTCAATCTAATACCTTTTTAATCTCTTTGTCTGTCATGCCTAAACTAATTAAGTAATCTTTTAAGTCTTGTTCAGATGTAACATTGACCAGTGCTTCAATGTCTTTAGTTTTCATTTCTGGATATTGGGAAGCAAGTAACTTGTAAATTTTATTATTGCCTTCTTTTTTCTTACTTGGTTGCCAATAATGGCGTTGACTGCCCATATCTGGACTTACTGTAGTACATAATAGCCACTGCAATTTTTCATGTTTACCAAGATCAAAAAAATTAATATTGACTCTTTCGTTTGTGGCTCTTAAGTACCATTCTTGTAAATCTGGACCACCGTCCACATTTGCGCAATATTTCAGCATGATATATGTGCTAAACTTTTTACGCTCTGCTTCACTTAACTCATCAACAAAATTACGATTTTTTGTATCAAGTTGATACATTTCGTTTTTAATACTTAACTTATCCATGAGTCTTCAATAAATTATAAGTAGAAATCATTTGATCAACATAATCTCGTAATGTTGGATTTCTATCTGCCATTTCAAGTATTTCAAGGAAATTAGCATATGATAAATTATATTTCAATCCTTTCATAGGATCAATACGAACTGACATATTTTCATATACCAATGTGCGTTCTGTACTTTGCATTTCTCTAGCATAGACAGTTGTTCCCCCGTCAGGACTTTCATATATAGTATTATTATTTACATAAATGGTGTTCATGTTACCAACATTTATTATAATTTATAACTTCACTCTGTCTACTAATATCTTTTACAAAATAAACACATAATGGTTTTGCTCCTGTGGTTTCTAAAGGTATGGCCAATAACTGTCCTGGCTTTAGTTTAGGAAAATACCATTTTACATCTTGATAAATATCCACAACTTCTATAGGATAGAATGTAGGTCTAAAGCTGCTAAGTGGATTAAATCCAAATGCACTGAATCCTCTATCATTTAAGCTGGTGAGTGGCACTACTTCTAGATCTCCTAGATCATGTTCTCCAATTAAAAGCTGCCAATCTATAGGCATAGTAATTTCATGTGGTCCTATACGCAATACTAGAGCTGGACTGTTGAAACTTTCTAAAAAAATTAAAGGAATAAAAAAATAGTCTGGATCTTTAGGATCACTGTTATCCAAAACACAAAATCGAACATCATCTACTTCTTCTGGTATGCTTGTTAAATCATATACTGTATTTTCTAAAGTTAGTAATCGCATAAAATATTCTCTAAGTTGTTATTATACTATATTTTTTGTCATAAATCAATACACTTAAATTACTGCATTATGGTTCATTACAGTAATCCTACCAATATTGACCCACCTTGGTTGGTCAATCATCCATTCAATAATTTTAACCACATCACCTGGT